ATCTTGGTAGGAGCAGTATCGGCACGGAATTCGAATATTCCCTCTCTGCCTGCATAAAGATCTCCCGAAACAAATCTACTAGACACTATAGACTTGTCTGAGTTGACACCTAGATTGGTGTTTGCTCTCCATGCGTTATCGTCGGTATACCAAAGGAGGGACTTATCCCCATCACCGCATCCAGCGCCAGAATCTGCTTTTACAACAATACCTGACTCATTCAAATACGCATCACATAAGAAGTCATTTTCGGGGCAGGGTACATCAAATGGACCCGTTCCGTGGATAGCAACTACACCGAATGTTGCGCCAGATATACCTGAGACATCAAATTTGAAGAATCCGCCGATTTGGAAATCAGCAGGAGTTCCTCTCACAAAAACAGATCCGATTTTTACCATTGCGGTTGGACCCGCAACTGGACCTGTAAAACTCTTGGTATAGCCGATAACCGTAGCATTTTCTAGGTCAGCAGTTCCGCCTGCATCTGCATAATATGAGGTATATCCTATACCTACTGACGATAGTGCGGTATACACACCCGATGTAACACCTGTGATGCCTGCGTACCCTGCGATTTGATACGCAAGTTCGATTTGCCGGTCTTCGATACGAAGGTCGTTGCTTGCGATAAATGTGTTGTTACCTGCAACAATCAGGTCACCTGCAATACTTACATCATTTGAAAACGAAACAGTATTTGCATTTATTTGAAGATTGCCATCCATATCGATGGTATTCGATAGGATTTTACTTGCTCTGATTTTCTTTGGAGTTCCCTGAGAGCCAAGAGTCGTATCTGATGTATCATTTACGATATATTCGTCTGCGGGATCAGGATTTGTTCCTAGGGTTAGTCCGTTATCTGTGAAAGATTTGAAGTCTACGATGAGTTTGTTGCCGTATACTCCACTCTCGCCAGGACCAACTGCTAATCCAGGACCAGTGTTGATAGTAAAATACGCAACACCTGAACTATTTCCTCCACCAGTGATAGAGAGACCTGATCCTGTAGGTCCTGCATAAACCGTGTAAATCTGAAGAGGATTTAGAGCATCAATAATATCGTTCGTGCGGACAAACCATGTGTTGAATGTGTCCGAGAGTTCGATTCCTTGAATGTCGATAAGATTGCCGGTGATACTCATTTGCTACTACGCTCCTCTATCAGTTTCTGCAAGATAGACCTAAGTTCTGTGACTTCGGCCTTCAGGCTATTTAGAGATTCAGACAGAACTTTAGCGTTGGCTCTACGCTTTCGATATTCCTCTACTGCTCTTCTATCTGTAGACAGCAAAGCCTTAGATGTAGGATCTCTGACCATGTCGTTTTGGTTCATGTGGCGATGATCCTCATGTTCTTGATGCGCGAAACATAGGCTGAGTTAGAGGAAAGCATCACGATCTTGACTGCAAATGCTCTGAAGTCATCTCTATCGGTTGGGAAAGAGAAGGCAATATCATTGAAGTCATTTGAATTGGTAGAAGAAGGTATAGTCGTTTCTTCTGTAAGTTTTGTATAAGGCAAGTTATCGAACGATGTGTCTGCGTTCTTTGGCAGAAGTCTCGCATATACTTCAACAGTATTGCTCGACCCTGATGGCTTGAAGTTACAGAGAGAGAGAATGACCTTTAGGTTGGTCGCTTCCATACCAGACTCAAGGAAAACTCTCTTCGTGATGTACCTTGCAGATGCTTTGTTTGCCGTGGAGATAGTATCATTCGTCGGAAGTGCTTCCCCGTTTATAGTGCTTGTGTTGTTATTGACAATGTTCTGAACCAAAAGTGTGGCAGAGCGAGTCAAATCGAAAACAGGTGTAACAAATCGATTCGTGGTTGACATGCTTACCTGATTATTCGAAATGTTTGTGGTAACAGGATTGAATGGACCTCTAGCCGTGGTCAAATCAATAGTCAAATCAGGAGTCACATCAACATAATTTGCTGTGGATAGTATTCCGTTTTCCTTGAATCCTATTGTCGTTGACGATGGCGAGAGATATGAGGCGTGTAGGTAGTAAGAATGTACCGAAACACTTGTCCCATATTCGCTTGTTGTCTTTGTTCTAAGAGTTGCATAGGAAACACCCACAGGGAAAACACAGGAGTGCATGTGGAATCTTAGTGATTCCTTTTCTGTGCTAGTGAGTGTTCCTCCACTCTGCGAACGGAAGAATTTGCGAATGTAAGGTTGCTTAGTCGCTCTAAGAGGATTAGAACCAGTTTCTCCCGTTAGAGGGTCGCCCATCACGGCTGTATCTACAGTAATGTTCTGACTATTGGTCAGAACACACAAGGCGTATTCTTGGCCTGGAAGTAGATACACAGGAGTTGTGAAAGTGAACTCTGTTGCTGTTCCGTCCGTTACATCAGAAACATACTTTGTAGCAGATGCAAAAGGTAGAACCTTTGACAGATGAGGATATGAATTGATCGTTGGTCTAAGTTGAACTGTGATAGGAATTTCTTGATTTGTCTCATCATCGGCATTGATGAATACCGACACTTTGGCAACAAACATTCCTGATGGATATTTTTCGGGATCGACATAGAATGTCTGAGCCATAGGATCAGAGGATCCAATACGACGAACTTGCTCTGATCTTTGAATCTTTCGGAAGAAAGGATTAGACACAACCTTTTCTGATCTAACGCTTTCTCTCACGGTTGTTGGAATTCTTGTAGACAAAATTGCATCTTCTTGTGATCCAAACGAACCAAGAGCCACAAAGATTTGATCGGCAGCAGTGGTTGCATTTGTAACACTAGCAGAATCAGAAATTCTAACGGTCTTCTTGCCTGTTAGGAACACACCCGCAGGTATGTCGATGTACAAACCTGTAAGTTCTCCCTTTGAGTTTGTGGTTATATCCGCAATATCAACCAAAGCGTTATCAGAAGATCTCTTCAGATATGATTCACTTGATGTGCTAATTCCATCAAAGTAAACATCCACTTGTGTGTTTGGCTTTAGACCTTTCGCATCAATAGTGATAGTGGTTGCTTGCATGTAAGGAACGATGTCGTTCTTCACACGAAGGTCACCGAATGTTCTACTAATTTGTTCAGGAGAGGAACCCGCCCTTATTGTTCCAAAATCAATACCTGTAGGGGTTATGAAAATGGAACGGTTTTCCTCTGTGTTTGTAAGTTTGATGGAATTATCAGAAACACTTGTTCCGTACCAATTAGTTTCCCAATCACGCCATTCAGTACCAAACGGATCTGTCATCAATGCCCATGCGTCATTTTCTCCTTGTACATTCACGCGCACAGTAGGAGAATTGGTTTCGTCGTACCAATTATCAACAGATGGAGTGAGTTTTAGAGTACCCATGTGGGAAATTATTCCTGATGGGTTGACAATTGCCGTGGTTGTTGTAAGTGGTTGGATTATTTCTGCACTATATGAAGAAGGAGACAACATGACGATTCCGTCAGTTGTAGCGGTGACACCTACTGGTGTTCCATTAACCTCAAGTGAAAGAACCGTATTTGAGAATGATGGTCTCAGTTCTCCCTTGACAAAATCAATACTTGCTGCATACTTGTTGTCTTGAACATCAGCGATTGAGTGTCCATTGAACTGATCGACTAAAATGCCCTTCTTTGGTATTTCTAGATCGTTTTCGTCTTTTATGGAAACATTTCTTGCTTCTTGTTCTAGAATAGTAAGTGTAGCAAACTTTTCAACACTCTCTACTCTTCGCTCAATGTCTCCTATGTCTCTCATGGTATATCGTTTGTTTTCAACGAATCTCACAGAAGAATCATCAGGAGTAAATGTATAAGGATTCAATGTAACCGCATACATGGTCATCTTGTTGGGATCATCGGGAGGCATCACAGGATTCAACGCAGGAACTCCTGATATAACCTCAAATGATCTGTTTCTTGTAGCAACAACCTTGTCTGTTCTTGACAGATAGTGGGTGTATGCGAATGAGTTGTCGTTTGCAATTGTTGCTGTTGGTGGGCAGTGTCCGCTCATACCCGTGATATTTCTCGTAGGACGGAAATCTAGAACATCATGCAGTTTGTATTTTCTGCCTGTGGTCTTGCTAGTGTAGGTTGGAATTGTGTTATAGGTTGGATATGATTCCACCGTGAACGGACCAAAGTCACCTGAGTGAGCATAGCGAGTCAATGTAACATCGAATGGACCAGTGACGCTACCTGCGGCTACTCCTGCATTTAGGTACATTCTTGACCAATCATATAGATCGTCTCGTTGTCCTGTATCAAGCGTAAGATATGAGGAAACATCTGCGGTAGTTCCACCATACTGTCCTGTTATAGCAACAATAGAAAGTACATCTACTAATCCATTCAAGTAGAAAAACTGTCTAGAAGTTAGACCAGGGTCTTCTATAAACTGAGCGGTCGTTCCTGTTACTTGAATTGTTTCTTCTACCAAAGACTTAGTTCTGCGAATGTAGCCATTACTCGCATCAAAATCCATTTCGACTGATGAAACAACCATTGCTGTGAATGATGTTGCACCCGTAACTGAAATGTTGATTATCGATGTATTGGTATCCCGAGACACATTTCCTGTGTAACTTTGTCCACTCAATCCGATTATCGTAAAATCTGCGGATGGGAATGATGCGTTGCTGTAGTTTGGGAAGTATGATTGTCCTGAGTTGAATGTAATGTAACTTCCCAAGTTCACCTGAGCAAAACCTGTGGAACTAAACGAAACGCTAGGGAACGCTCTGTGGACCGCGTAGTCCGCATCGGTAAACTCTTTTACCGCAGAACCCACAGGGACGGGATAAATCATGTTTTGGCGTTCGCCATATAAAGATGCGGTTCCGCCAGTAACAGCAAGCAGATGATTTCCGTTTGATGTGGCTCCTGCTAAGTGAATCGCTTGTACAGAAGTTAGACTGTACGATCCAGTGAACGAGAAATCATATAAGTAAGCGTTCCAAATAGGTGCGCTGTAATTCAGATGTCGTAGTCTAGCCGTACCAATATTCGTAAAAGTTGTTTTGGAGTCACTGAGATAAACAACAGGCTCATCATTGAGATTCAACCCTACACCCTGAGATGTACCTCCGCCACCTGCTAGGGTGGTTTTTAGATAAGGACCAAATCCGGATGCCACCGATGTATTTGATTGCAATCTAGTGGTTCTTGCGCGATCTGTTTCTAGTGATGTATTTGACTGAGTTTCGAACTCATAACCAAAAACATATGCTTTTCCTGGTTCAAGAGTATACTTGATTCTGTCGGGTTGCGAACCAGAAACCACATGAAGTTCGAACGGACTAACTGTGTAATTGCCTGATTCGTCATATGTTCTACGAGCAAGTGTTTCCTCTAAAACAGCATATTCAGGATACAGTTCCTTCTTTATGATGTTCCCATCAATAAGTCGGAGGAATTCAACAAATCCTTGTCGAGAAAAGTTATCCGTCGATGAGGTATTTGATGGATCGTAATTGTATCGAGACAGAGTGAGATTGATCTTGAATCGATCAGATCCAGGTGCAGCATAGTTGTAATAGCCGAATGCAGGATCATTGAGTGTTTCATCATCATCTGCGGTCACAAATGATTTTTGCACATCAAATCCAACACGGCAGGTTGGACTTTCAAATACTCTAATCTGTGATCCTGTCGGACCCGACAAAGAGCATGCGCCAATCTTCTGCTCCTCGTTCATCACGAAGAATCCCTCTATAAACCGAACACCTTGGTTTACAGAAACTACGGTAGCATCACCGACAGCAGGAACGCTTCCAGATCCTGTTATGGTCAACGCAAATGCCACACCATTATTTGCTGTACCGGTTATAACAGAACCTCCGACAATCGGAGATCCTCCTTTTGTGTACTCAAAAAAGACTATGTTGTATGGGTCAATCGTAGAAGAAATAGGTGATTCGATATGTACGATTCTTCCCATGGTGGTGTCTGTTGACAGAAAGTCCACACCAAGAAGGTCGCTATTTGTCAATCCTGCACTGATGGCAGAAATTCTGGCAAATTTGGCATAGTTTTCGTTGACTTGGCCGTCAACTACAATAGATCCATCTTCGAATACATGATTACCAAATCTTTCAATCTGATTTTGCAAAATTGTTTGCAATTGAGTGACTTCACGGGCTTGAACTGCATAACCCGGACGGAACATCATGCGAAGAAATTTCTTGTCTTCGCTGAAGTCATCATAATAAGGATCTACATTGAAAAGGCTGGCATCGTAGGACATCCGCTCTCTCCTAGAAGGTGATCAATAGTTTGATCTCTTCTCTCTGTTCGTCGTTTCTTTCAATTGGCTTGATATTCTGTATGTAGGACACCTCGCCCGAATGGTATTTCAGGTCAGGATAGTAAGAAACACCTGTAATTGTTGCAGAAAATAATTCATCCTCGTAGGTGTAGTTTGTAGTGAGTCCCACTGCAAATGAACCATTTACAGAGGAAAGAACAATACTACCAGTTGCTCCTCCTGATCCAGGAACCCAATCTACAATTATGCCTGTAGCGTTTTCTGCTTGGAATATAGCATCATTCATGAATGTGGTTTCGTCAAAAGAAGCGGCTCCTCCCGAATCCAAAACCATTTTCATGGTTGATCGATAAAGAGACGCACCTCCCTGATATGTTTCGTCTATGGCAGAAATTCTTGGAGAACCTGTTACCGATCCAAGAGGTGTTAGATAATAACCACAAGGAACAACTCGCTCGTCTACTCTAAAGTCATCATTACCTTCAACCAAAAGGTATGCTCTTGTGTTTGTTCCAGGAATAAGCGAGTAAGAATGAATTCTTCCTATCGCGTGGGAAGATGGAATGTTGAAGTCCTGATTGCCAACTCCTTGAGCATATTGTCCTCTATAGAACTCATTTCCTGAGAAAACAGTCGAAGGATTTGACACTATCTCCAGTCTCTTTATAAATCTTCCCTCTTCTCCTGCTTTTGTAATTTCCTCAACAGATACAATCCCAAAAGTTGTACCTGCGGAAGAAATCATCATTCCATATGGACCAAATTCTCCTCCGGTAAGGCTATTTACGGTGACCTGAGATGATGCGTAATTTCCTGTACCCGACCAACCCGGAAGCCACTCTGTTATATTTGCAGATGCAAGATCAAATCCTGTGACTCCATTTATTCCCGTGAACCCTTGACTAGCGGTAAATCCTGCTACGAACGATCCACTAACTCCCTTTTCGGCAAGGACTATCCGATAAAGAGTATTATACAATTCGGGGTTTTTGATTATCCCTATCTGTCTGTAGTCATTCTCCACAGTCAGTCTTCCATTTTCTCCCTGAGCAAAATCTTTCACAACCATTACGGCTGCTGCACCTAACTCAAATGTTGCATTTGATCCATGTCCACCCTTTGGAGACATGATTGGAGTTCCGATATTATTGATGTTCAATCCAATGGTGTTATCAAGGAATGTCAGTCCTGCAAGGACAGAAAAAGAAGCAAATGTATAGTCTTGACCCCCATCAGCCATTTCAAAAGAGGAAACATAGTTTGAAAATTGATTTATGCCGCAGGATGACAGTCCAGGAGCAGTCGCTCCGAATCGAACACTGACATCGGCAGAATTGATGTAGGGATTTGCGGGAGTAGATCCTCGTCTTCCATCCCCATCAATTGCAATTGTTGGTACGATTCTGCATGCTGTAGAATTTAGGTCGTAATCCTGAAATTCTGATTCTTCGGAATATTGATATTGTGAGAATCCACCATCTAGAGTAAAAACACCTGCATTCTGTTCTGTATCGTACTGATAGGAAACAATTCTTCTTCTTGATCCGGCAAGAACTCCACCATCAATTGATAATGTCATTCCTTCATAAAACCCTTCTGCGGATCTTATACTAGAGGAAGAAATGTAGACATCAGTTTTGTCGGAGTGGACTCTAACGAAAACAACAGTGGCACCCGAAAGGATACACTTGTCATCTGTTACAAGTAATCCTCTGTACTCATTATTGAAAAGTGTAAACGAAATTTCTCCATCTACGGCTGCTTGCTGAACTGAAAATTGCAAAGTTCTTTCGTCGTTTAGTTTCAGATAGTCCACATACTCAATCGGCATGTAACCCTGCCGTGTGATTGTGGCTATATCTGTGCTATCTGTTGAATATGTCTTGGTGAGAAACTTTCTCTTGGATTCGGGTATCTGATACATGAATTTCCATCGATAACCGTCAGACATTGTACGGATAGACGCATCTGTGTGTGTAGGAGGAATTATTGATACTGCGTTGTAATAATTGTCTATGCACTTATAGACACGCTCTTCGTCAACGAGGACAAAAAAGTTAGCAGGTACTGTATCGTCAAATAAATCTTCATTATCTCTATATGACCTGTAAACCGTCCCTGCGACCCAATCATACCTAGGAACCACAAGACTTATATCGTCCTTGCCAATTCTCTTGGCCCCTAACAAACCTCTCCAAAAATTTGTGTCTGTTTTTACGGCATCTACTGCAACGGGAGGAGTTGTATCGGAACCACCATCAGCATCGGTCCACGGAGAGGGTTTTCCCACTCCAAGAAACCACCTGTTTTCTGACAAATCTGCAAAATCCCCGATAAAATCTAGGGCGGCGTGTCGTTTGAGGTTTTGCTTGAATGGGTCGCAAAATGGCATTTGTTTTCTCTCGTTGGTCTATTTATTGACTTTTTACTAACCGGCAGCAGATGAACCAGAGTTGTAGACATAGCCAAAAGATAGGGTATTTGATATTGAATTGTTGATGATGTTACCGTTGAGGTCGTACAGAGAGGCAGTGATTGTATACTGACCAGAAGAGAATCCTCTAATCTGTGCAGTCAATTGACACAACGGAAAAGAAACAGGGGTGACCGAATCGTCTGCAACACTACCTTTTTGCACAGAGAATCGTATTGTGCTTGCATTATAGAATGCCAAATTTCTATCGTTTACAATAGAAACCGTATAATTGATCGTTCCGTTAGATATGAGGGTTGCCCCTGCGGTTGGATCTAAATTTAGAGATCCTACTTTGATAGTCAATTGAGGAACCGAAGGGTCTTCTATCTTTTCGGCTCTACAGTCAAATGGAACACCAACCGGCATTTCAAAGAAAGATCTTGCGGTTATTTTTCTAAATTCTGAAATGTTATCATACCGAAGAGTCGCATATGTGTAATCGTTTACGAATGCATTGTCCCATGCAGATCTATGTTGCCCTGTTAGAGTCCATTCGTGCCATGCCTTTTCATAGTTACCTGTTGCATCTAATACGGTTCCGCCCTCTCCCTCATACAGAAAATCGGATCGGTCGTGTTCCCATATACGAGCGATTGTCGGATCCTTGATTCTGCGATTTGGGTGTTGATAAATGATCCAAATAGGATCATCTATTATGGGATCTAGTTCGGTTTCGTTTGTAATAGGATTTCCTCCCGCTCCTATTATCAAAGTATCGTGTTGCGTCGAATCATACCCAACAGAAATTCCTTGATCATCTTTGAACCACTCTGATAGATCATCATATGTCTTGAATGTATAAGGGACATAGTGACCAATGACGGGAACTTCATAACGAGCAATTTCTGTATGATTGCTGAGATCTCCCCTCGCACATCTTCCAATAGATACTTGTCCAAAGAAACCAAAACCTGCGGGGTGAATTAGTTTTCTTACAGAGTCTCTGTACTTGTCAATTGTAATTTCGCTTGACAAAACATAAGAAAATTCTTGGTAGTAGTGGTTGTCCTCTATTACCTTGTTGGTGCTTAGGCGACCGTCATTATTGGCATAATACCCTGCATAAGCACACACACCCGTGGGGGAAGAAGTTCCCGAAAATCCTGTTCCCTTAGCAGAAACTATCGATACTGCGGGAGCAATTCTGTAATTTACGCCAAAATTTTGTATGTCTATTTTTAGAACTGCGCCAGTTGTTGAGACTTTAGAGACTATGCCGTATGCACCGACTCCGATATCTCCTTCTGCTTGAGTAAACAGAACTCTGTCGCCAACTCTATAACCAGTGCCGCCGTTGGTTATGCTTACATTAGCAACAACAGGCAGTACGGATGTTTCTTGAATTGTTTTCTCTCCGTCGAAAAATTCAACGGGTTTATCGTAAGAAAAGGTTCCGTTTATACCTGAAAGGAAAACCTCTGCGATTTCGAAAAATCCAATCTGTAGAGATGTGATACTTTCAACTCTCGCACTAGCAACAATACTTCCACTAGCATTTCTCTGATAAACTCTACTCCCTAGTGAAGAGAACAGATTGGACCCCGTAGTGTTTGTCATTCTTATGGATGATTTCTGTATCCATTTTCCATCAGATAGACGAAGTATGTCCTTCTTTGGATAATAGAACTCAACAGCAGCGTCGTAAAGAATTCGGAACAAAAAACGATAAGCCTTCTCTGTTCCTTTTGCTCTGTAGAATGCTTTGATGTTCTTTATGAGTCTTCGTGGATCTACTGGCGAACCGTTTTGGTTTATTGCTAATTGCTCAGGAAAGTTCAAAAGATACTGCTTTTTGAACTGTTCGACAAACCTATCCATACTTTCGTCTACATCAGATACCCCTTTGAGTGCCATAGGAGATCGTATTTCGTTTTCGTGTTGCTCAAGCCACTCATAGTATGCATTCAAAAATGCAACAAGAGATGGGTGATCTACGCGAACGAATTCGGGTAGTTGGCTAGAAACAAATGGAGAGATCTTTGTAGGTTCATTCATGGATTAGCGAGGAAAAGGTGACCCCGTCTCTCTTCTGTCTGTTCTGAAGGTTTCTGGTACAAGAGTAATGGTCAATTTGTCTCTATCAAATAGCAATATTTGGTTTCTTCTTGCCACAATATCGTTTGCAGTTATTATGGCAGAGAAATTGATTTCGTTCGATGCTGTTGGTAGAACGGTAAGAGGTGTAAAATTCGTAAGGCTTATGGTTCCCGATTGGTAATTAATAGAACCTGCATTATCCTTCACTATGACCTTATCTCTACCAACTAGTTTGTAGATGTAAACTGACCCATAACCATCATCCTCCATATAACATGCTACTGTAGGCTTCACCGCAAGACTACTTGTCAAGTCTTGGTGTCCAAACGCTGTAGTCGTAAACACAGCAGGATATCCGTCTATTGGGTGAAAGATAGGAGAGTCAAATTTTACGGTATAATTGAGAGTTCTACCAAGCAAAGGTTCAACCCGCTTCTGAAGCGAAAATGTCGCGGTAGAGGAATTGAACGCGGTATAAGAATCGTTGATATATCCTGTTAGTTTAGATACCCTGAAGTTTCTGCCAAACCTAAGCAGTTCGGTGTCTTCAAATTCAAGGACTTTGCTTCTGATAAATGAGTTCAGTTGACCTTGGCTTGATGTTGTCTTTCTTGGGTCATAATAAACAGTCAAATCTAAATTGATGTAGGTATAGTCAGGATTGACTACCGTAGGAGTAACACTAATAAGGTTTCGATTCCCTACTATGGTTTTTTCTATTGACAATTTTTCTTGATCTGATAGTTTAGTACCATTTTTAGGCTTCATGGAAATGTAGACTTTTCCGTATGCAGGAGGGTCGTTTTCCTCTCCTCCCCAAACATAGAATGAGTCTGCTTGATCGGAATAGTCTCGCGCTAGAATAGTTTCATAATCTTCAGCAGTTACGGCTCTTTCTTGCGCTTGGTAGTTTCGTGGCGCGTAGTACTTGATCGATGAAACGCTTTCGGGACCATTTCCACCAAAAGACTTTGTGGCGTTTCCATCAGGATCGTTGACTGTCACAACTGCGGGAGATACTTCTGTGATATTTCCAGAGTAGGTAAACGAAGAAGCACCATTCCCACCTGGACCTGTTGTGATCAGGTACTCTATGGTAATCATATTACCATTATCAAGAGTCTTTCCGATAACCCCATCTCCAAAGTAGATTTCAAACTTGCCGTCTGTGGTTTCCTGAACAAAGAAAACTTTGGACTCAGAATCCAAATTCGTGATATCATTTGCTCTGACCCATGTATCAATCAACCCGGTAGACTCTGAAGGAGACTTCTGTACAAAAACTCGCAGAGTGTCGATGTCAACATTCGTTACAGGAATCGTAAATCTTTGATTTTCTGTATTGACATTGTAGACATAGGTGGTAGTCTTGATTCTTCCTTCATAAATCGTAACATTTCTTGCAACGGCTTCGCCATTCTCTATGGTGAGTCTATATGCCTCTAGTGGCAAGAAAATGTAAGCCTCGCCTTCAATCGTGGTAACAAAGATATCTCCTCTGTCGATGAATTTCGCTCCTGCCGTCACATCTTTCAGTAGTCGTGTATTAGAACTTCCGAAATTAAGGTTTACCGTTACTTTAGCGGCCTTCGCAGATCTAGGAATATAGCCAAGTTGTTTGGCAATTGATGCCACGGATGAGCGAGTAATCGCTGAATCCAAAAAGGTCTCGTTTGCTACCATGTTTGCATAAAATGCCTGATAGTGGGTATTATATGCAAGCAAATCTAGAATGATGTTCATACCAGAACCTTCAAAATCATAGTCTTTGAAGGATGTTTGTCCCCGAAGATAACTCTTCAGGTTATCCTTGATGGCATCAAAGTCGAGTGCCGTGATTGGAAGGTTTGATTTATTCGTCATCTGGTTCTCTGCACCTGTACTGGAGTTGAGATTGTGACCTGTTGGTTCTGAACGGCAAAGTTTATAGTTACAAAAAGGTCACCCGTAGTTATACGAGCAACATTGACATCGATATTACGGGCGCGTGGTTCGTATTTTGTAAGAAACTGCTCAATATCTTTCTTGAGAGTTGCTACCACAATAGGAAGCGGATTTTCAAATAGAAGATCAACCACACCTGACGCTATCTCAGGATGAAATGGTTTCTCTCCTCTTTTGAGCAAAATCAAATTTCTAACGGCTCTCTTCACTGCTTCTTGATCGATGAGAACACCAATATCTCCTGATCCAGGCAGAGGATTGAAGTTTAGACTAAGATCAACAGCGAAGAGAGATTTCATGTGTTATCCTCCGTCCTTGATTAGTTCAAGTTCTATAAACGAGCGGTACTCTTTGAATTCTTTGGAGAATAATGAATGGTTTGATGGAATCGATGAAAGATTCGACCACTCAACTCTAATGTAACCAACAAAGAGTTCACCTTTTTTGATTGGTAAAACACTGAACGCCTCCACACTGCGTGACAGGTTGTGCGTTCTAGTGGAAGAACTTTCTGGCATGGTTTGAGTCAAAACAACTCTAGGATCGTCTTCTTTTATCAACTCTATAAGATCGTAGAAAATGGTAGTGAGTACATTCTGCATACTAGAAAATGTGAATGCTACGCCTCTATCGCACGATTCGTGAGTGATTGAAAACTTCTTCATCGGAGAACCATCTAGGAATTTACCTCCATTATGAAATTGACCTATTTCTACTTTGTCGCTTCCTGTGAGTATGCGGAGAGCGGTAATGTAATCATGAACTATTGCATGTTTTTGAAAGTTGTTTCTTCCGATATCGGCCTCTAGTGTTTCCTTTTTCTTGAGATCCGATATTCCCTTTTTGATTATGGCATATGCAGTCAATGCACCAAGAACGAGACCACCTAAGCCGGTGCCGATGTTTATCCAGTTTTCTAGAGAAATTTGACTTAGCACATCTAGACTCCTGTGGTTTCAACCACAAAACACGGTTGTACTTCCTGTCATCATTTTTGAACCACAGGCTACATCGTCTGTAACCCTACATGCTGCTTTGGCATTTACAAAAACAGTTTCTGATCCAGTACGAGCCACACTTCCATGACATGCTATACAGCAATGTGTTGCCCAGGGATCTCCTACGCGATGCCATCCCAAACCATTCACATACACATCAGGGGATGCTCCAACATTCACTCTTCCTCCCCAACAACCGTGACCTGTGCATAAGTCGCCAAGACGATGTACGGCTGCTAAACTCATAGCATTATTTAGAAAGAACCACCATCGGCAGTGTTATCAGGCGGAGCGGGTTCTGGTGGAGTTACGGTTTCTACCGTTGGAGATATAGAACTTGCGGCACTCAATCCACCTGCAAGTACACCTGCTGCTAGACCTGCTCCTGCTCCTATCGCAACACCTCCTAGAACTGATTTGCCGGTGGCAAGTGCAATTCCTGCACCTAATGCTCCTCCTATAACTGCTAGACCAATTCCCAAGCAAGGGATAGATGGCAATCCTGGAATCTTGAAGTCCAAAACCGGTCCTAGATCGGAGGTTTTTGGAACTGATGGAACTGGAGTTTCGCTTTCCTCTTCTGCGATTATTTCGTTGAACTCGTCTGGATTGTCTTTGGCCCACTGAATACAATTTTCAACAGGGGTTTTTCCATTTTCATCAGGACTTTCCTGACATTCTTTCATGAACTCACTGCGCTTAGGAACAGTATTTCCTGCAAAACCACCAAGACGCTTACGAGCAGCGTAAATCTGACTGCACTCGTCTTTTATAGCATCTTTGCACCATCTCTCTTCTTTTGTTCCAAATATACCCTCTCCTATTCCCTCTATTCCTGACTGTATTCCTGATATAGCGTCATTGATACCCGCCTGCACATCTCCCAGCACTTCTTCGATTGATCCAATAACTCCTCCGATTCCAAGATCGTCCAATCCTCCACCACAACTACCATCACCACCAACTTTACTTGGAAGTCTAGAGTCGATTTCTCTGTTATACGATTCACACTCACTGACACATGCTTCAAAATCTTCGATTGTTCCTCCAGTGTTTTTTACTACCTCTGTACAGTACAATTGACAATCCTTCTTCTTTGATGGAAGAAGGTAGGAAGATGCCTGAGATGGGCTTGTTGCTTCTGTAGGAATGTTATTTTGAGCAAGTGCCTCTACCTTGGCAGCGGGAGAACCCGTAACCAAAGACTGAGGAGATGGGATTGAATTTTGCGAGGTTGCTTTAGCGGTCTGCGCCACTGGATTAGTTTTCTCTAATCGTTCTTCGCCCTTCTGCTTTTCTAGAATTGCGACTCTCGTATCAAAGTTTTGAACATTCTTCAAATTTTGCGGTACTGGTTCTGTCTCTGCCTCATTTCCTCTTGTCGTAGATGTTGTGGTAGTAGATGGTTCGGTGTCCTTCAAAACCGTAACATCAGGAAAATCATTGATGGTCTTTTCTGGAGGATTGAAGTCTATACGAGGTGCAATCTGTAGGGCTTTTCCTCCTGACACAACTGTGTAAGTTCCATCTACCTTGTGATAATAGTTTCCTTTGGTTTGAACATAGTGGTCACCGTGAACAAATGTGTTCAAGTTACCAAGGACTTCTATCATGTAATTTCCGCCAACCAGATCTCGTTTTGATCCATCTACGGTCTCTGTTGAGTTTCCTTTGACAACAATCTTTTTGTTCTTCAAATCTATTTCAAAACCATCACCTACAACCTTGTCTACCACAGTTCCATCAGGATGCCACTCTTTGAATGACCCTGATTTGTGGTAGATGTGAATTCTAGGAGCAAACCTAGTATCATCAATTTCTATGATATGTCCTGCGCGTGATTGCGTGACCGTATTCATCGGGTACATGGCTTTATATGGAGTGCCTGGTTCGCTCCACGCACCACCCAATGCAGTTCGTATTCCTTGAACCCTTGTTTGTCGTTTTGAGTTTACGATTGTAAAAGCCGTGGCCTGACCTCTAGCCAATCGGTTTACATCCGATTCACCGATGTATTCCGAAGTAGGATATGTCTCGTTTGGATCGTTGAAACCCTGCTCTTTGTTTGGTAAATTTTCGGGTATACCTGCAAATGTACCCATGACTACAGGATCTTGTGCGCTCCATCCGTCCTTGAAAAAGCCCATCACCCATGAGCCATTGACTACACCTGTAGGTGATGTTCCTATACCACTAACGGCTGCACTAGTAACAGGCTGTAAAACTACAGCCCAAGGTAAAGATTTTGTAGGCAATAAAACCTTATCTTCGGTGTGAAACCCTATGATCCTAACACGCAATCTGCCGATCTTTAGAGGATCATCGATGTCTTCGACAACGCCTGTCCACCAGACGAAACCGTTTTTGCCCATAAAATCTGATTGTAGGTCGCTCATAATGCCTTCAGAGATTCGTTTTTGCTATCGGGGAGTTGGTAATCAAGCGAGTCTTTTGCTACTATCATTTCCATACTGTAGTTGTCTTCGATAAGCATATGCTTGATTGCCATAATCATGTATTTACCAGAGAGTTGAGTGTCTCTCCATTCCTCTTTATTCTTGGTTTCTTCAAACGCAGGTATCTCTACCTCTATAATGTCTCCAACATGAATACGCGAGTCGCCAGGAACTTCAAGTCTTAGTTTTTGTGTATCCATTCTGTTCAACTGTGCTTGTCGTTTTAGGACATAGGCTTCAGGATTGTCAGGAAATCTATTCCCATCAAATTGATAAGAATGCTTCGGATACATCTTTATTCTACTGTTGACAAACGAAGTAACATCTTCATTATTCAGTGAGATGGTTGGATATTCTGATATAGCGGACTCTTTTCCAAAGTTCTTGCTGTAGTTGTAAAAGTTCCGCTGATATCTCTTGGTAGTAGTATCAAATGTGATGACCGTAGAAGCGTATACCCCATTTGCAATAGAATCCATTCTGTTAGTAGATGCAACAACATTGAACGAATGAATATTTCTGAGATATTGCTCTGTTGGCATCTCTCCACTCTGCATGCGGTTTCCACCAGGAATATGAGTGTACTTTGCCACAACAGGCAAGTCCTTCATAGAAGATATTGATTTGAAGTGGTAAAATCCATCCATTGTCTGATACAACATATAATCGCAGCGATAAAAGTCAGATTTCGACATCGACTTTTGTGCCATCCAGTTTATTGCATAGAATGGATTCCAATAAGGAATCACTACATCCTTGACACCAAATGTAGGTTCAACCTCAATCACGGAATTGTTGTCATCTTTTTCGAATACTTGCTCTGACATTATTTTCTGAACCATGTCAGAATATGTCATTCGGTTGTATGCTTTACTAAAACGATTAGTTGATCCTTTTACGATTTCCTTAGATGTCATTTCTATGACTATACAACGAGCGTTGCTAGTTGCTGTTTTTGTTTGAGCGGAGACATTGAATGTTCTAAACTTTATTTCTACAGGTCTGTTTCCCGAAGAATCTCCAGGTAGGAAGAATCTTATCGTGACCTCTTCATTTCCAACGAGAGGAAAATGCTTTTGCATTGCTATTGTGTCGTTTAGAATCAACTGTCCTGTTAGACAGTTGTTGTGTATATCCTCATAGATCACAAGAGACAGTAACTGAGTCTTCACATTCATAGTGAAGCCTGTGTAAGACCGTATCGTTATCTCTTCGATAACAATATCGCCTGGTTTGGCGAGTTTAGACGAAGATATGCCACCAGTTTTGATGTCAGTTTCTGGCATAAATCAAACTCCCTTGAAAGCATTTCGCATCAATCGGAAAACTGTATCTGTGTATTCTGGTTTTAGGACTCTTATTTCTCTTCTAGCGTCATTTAGTTCTTGTTCGTGTGTGTAGTTGTCTACCACATAATTCTGTATAGTTGGCGTTGATCCATTTTTTGCATAAGTTTCAATCAACCTTCCCTCTTGATTTGGAAGAGGAACTCTTTCCGGATCTTCGATGCTGGCAAACGCACCGACCTCAAGACCTTGGTTGTTGAAATGATTGATGCTGTATTTGTTCAACTCTGTTCGGAATGCAGTTACATCTCTACCTGTTTCCCCTACTCTAATTGTAAATCCTGTGCATGAATCTACACTTATCAGTTCATCTGTTCCGTCAACTTCTAATTTGAGGTATGTTGGATCCCACTTGTGAACAGTTCCTATCTTGGTATAAACGCCATCACTCTTTTGGTAGACATTATCTCCCTTGGCTGCTATTAGATCCACCGTTGCGAGGTAGATGGCGACACCAGGATACTTCTTGTCGATGTATGAATCTAGTTGACTTTGTGACATCGGCCAACTGTAATAAGGGTCGTGCATTTCATTGACTAGTAAAATCAACCAATGCAAATCTGACCTGTTGTATATCTTGTAAGACAAAGTATCAGGTCTTTCTCCATCCTTTACAAAATAAGCAGAAGATAGAGACTCCGATTGCTTGAGGCTTTCGTTGAACTTGGCTCTCACAAGAATGTTTCTGACCATCTTGTATTCTAACGAGTTGAAATTCAACTCGTAATTTGTCATTGGGAAATACGAGAAGTAAGACATGTATCAGTATCCTTGATCGATGCGTTCTTGTGTTAGGATTTCGACTTCGCTGAAATTCAAAGTCATTTTTGTTTTGATAGGAGGAGAACCGTTTCTGCCATTTGTCTTTTGAAAGGTTGCAAATGTTTCTGTTCCATACTCAAGATCAACACCCGTCAAAACACAACGAGCAATTCTCGGGATGTACAGGTTTTCCTCTGTTCCGTGCATGAATGTTATTCGGAATTCAGCGGGAAACTCAAGATATCTACCTTCTATTGCTCTTCGTGGGTGAGAGTATTTCTTGAACAGTCTTATGATTTCGTAAACTTTGAGTGCTTCTTTCTCGCTTACAGGAACAAACTCATAGGTGAAACTAAATGTTCTTCTATCGACACCTTGGAACAATTGAAGAACTTGAGGATTGGGAACCGCTCTGTTCGATGCATTGATCACATCCTGTAGTCCTGCCCCCCCTTCTCCACCAATCATTCCAACTACAAACTTGTCAAAGACCTTTACCGCTTGTTGTCCCACAATTTGCATGGCAGCATCGGCTGCTTTTGCTGATCCTTCGGAGGGACCACCTCCTCCGATAACCTGACCTACTGTTTCGATAACATTCTTTCCTACTGTGGCAAGCACAGACATTTCTGAAAAGTCTTTGTCTTGGTATTTGGTGCTGTACTTTGCTTGCAAGGAGGGAGGCATGTATAAAGCGATGGATGTTTTTACGCGCTCTGTTGCTTGTGCAAATCCCGATGACTCTTGAGAAAAACCTATTTCACCTGATCCTATCGTTGGGTCTGATGACGCTTTCGCTGACCCACTCGCAAGTTGGTTTGCACCATTCAGTAAAGTTCCTGCTTGGTTGATTGCTGCAACTCCCAATCCTCCACCGATCTTTGCTATAGCGTCTCCGCCTACAAGAGCCGCCGCACCAATTCCGGCAACATTCAAAAGAGTAGAGTTTGATTTTTCCGCTCTCATTCTCTGTAGTTTCTGAGCCACGGTTTTGATGCCTGCGCCTTCTGACTCGTATATGTCGAATAGGATGTAATCCATGTTTTCTGGAGATGTGGCTAGGTCATACGGATAAGTGACCACCCTTTGAGATGCGCCACCAAAGATCGAAAGGAGATCATTGAGTTCCGATGTTTCGTTTACTGCCTCGTTATAGTGAATCTTTTTCAGATCTCTTTCAAACGACGCTATCTTTGACCCATTGTCTATTATCGTTTCATCCGCAGTAGTGGGAAAAAAGTTCTCATTGACCGCGCCACTATTCTGTGCTTTTGCTAAAGACTGTTCACCTTTTTTGGTTTGAGGCTGATCAGTTATAGGATCGCCGGTATTTCTACCATGCAACTGAGCATATCTGTCTAGTGTTTCTGTTGGGTATACAAAGGACAAGGGTGGTCTCCTTATTGCAATTATTTAGCGAGATTTTGCTAAATATCAATTAGGAGAACCTAGCCCATTCCTTACAAGACCTACAAGGGATTCTATCAACCAAGGAACCCACAAAAGTACCGTGGAAATCCGACGCAGTGCGTCTATCGGTCTCTGTGGGAAAGACGCTTTATGCAATTTTGTGATGAAAACACTAGCGTCACCGAATGGTCATCGGAGGAAGTCATCGTTCCCTACAGATCACCTATTGACAATAGAGTTCATCGTTATTTTGTTGATTTTTGGATGAAAGTCAAAAATAAAGAAGGACTAACCGAAACGATGCTGATAGAGATCAAACCAAAGAAACAAACTATCAAACCAATCATAGAAAGTGTAAGACCGACAAAATCGGATCTTGTCAGAGCGCGTGATTGGGTCATCAATAATGCGAAGTGGGAAGCGGCGAAGGAATACTGTGCTGATCGCGGATGGCAGTTCAGAGTACTCACGGAAGAGAACATCTTCGGAGGCTCAAAATGAGTAAAGAGGAAGTAAGACGAATAACTGCTGCGGCTAGGCGACAAGGGATAGACCCAACAAGCGCCAAAGCAACTTATTGGCTCAAAGAGAATCTAGAAAAGATTGGACCTGTCAAACGAGGACCAATCCTCAAAAAAGGCATATCTGCTCAATCAATAGAGCCTGGCCACTTCTACTTTTTTGCGTATATCCCCAAAGGAAAATCGGAGTTGCCATTTTACGACGAGTTTCCGTTAGTCTTCGTGATGAATTATCAAAAAGGTGGATTCCTTGGGGTCAACTTTCACTATCTTGAGATGAACTATCGTGCTTGGTTTATCAACGGACTAGTGAAGTATGCAGATACCACACAATGGAATCTCAATCCTGATGCAGAAATAGATGCAGAGTATCCAGACTTCAAAGCCGACCCTCGCTTGAGGTTCTATAGACCAACGATCAAATCCTACAAGTATAACTGCATAGTTTCAAATGTGGCTATGGTTCCTCCTTCGGAATGGAAAACTGCCATATTCATGCC